AGCGGCGGCTACCCCCCGAGCTACGCGCAGGCGGCTCGGTGTGAGCCCTTGATGGGCTCTAGCCTGTAGAGTACCAAACGTGTCAAGTACATTCATGTGTGGACTATCCTTTAATCTCATTATGTGAGATGTGAATTACATCACATAACAATTCCAATGCGTATTCAGCCTGTTGTGGGACAACCCCATTACCAAGCATTTTAAGCTGTTGAGCCCTTGATAGTGCTGAATCGGTAATCCAACCAGCAGGTAAGCCCATCATGTATTCAACAAATAAGGCGCTTAGTTTGCCGTCTTGATCCAATGCATCAGGCGCTGTTTGCAGGTGCATGTCACGTCGTGAAGTAAATCTGCGCCCCAGTTTCTGCACTTGCCCGTTGTGTGGCTGATGTTGGTTGTTGGTGTCGCTAGCATGCGAATCGCCACTCCCGTAGATTGACCTATCTGTCCCGTAGATGATCTCTCCTGCCTCGCCTTGAATACTTCTAAGGGCTCGTCGTGATTCCTGACGTGCATTACTGTTGGAGTAGGCAACAATAAATATCCTTGCTCGTCTGTGTGGCGCACCAACGTCGGAAGCTCGTACAAGTTGCCATCTTGAGTCATACCCGAGATTGGTAAGGCATGCGAGAACTTCTTTGAGTCCAAGGCTGAGATGTCCTCTGACATTCTCCAAGACGACCCATCTTGGTCTAAGGTTGCTAATAGCTTCTGCGATGTATGGGAATAAGTGTCGCTCATCTTGTGTGCCCTTTCTTTCTCCTGCGTGGCTAAATGGCTGGCATGGATATCCAGCTGTGAGTATGTCTATTTCGGGCATTGAAGCCCAGTTGATCGTCTTGATATTGCCATAATTAGGCACATTGAAATGATGCTTAATTACTTCGCTTGCGTATTTGTCGAACTCTGCGCACCATACTGTCTCAGCGTTAAAGTGAGCCTCAACTGCTAAATCTAGCCCACCATAACCTGTGCATAGGCTACCGATGTGTAACTTACTTGTCGGTTGAATAGAACCCACCGGACTTAAAATGGACTGGGACACTTGAATACACCTTTCGCATGGGTTCACCACAGAATGGACATTCAATTCCATCTTGAACCTTGGACATGGATAGTTCTTTCTCTATACGGGCATCTGCTTCGCAATCATCGTTATCACATTGAAACTCATAGATTGGCATTACAAGTCCTGCACTTCACATCGACCAACTTCCATGATCCGCATTGTGCGCATCTTTCAGGTTCTAATTGTACCGAATCCTGCTGTATATCGCCGTAACCTGCATCTAGCAATAGTTGAACCAAGTCACCGAACCGCATGAAAGCAAGATACTCGGAAGCATCTTCACCCTGTCCATTCATACGGCAACACACAATCGGAATCTCCTTTGAGATAGCCGCACGCTTCGATGCTTGGCGCAACCATGCTAAGGGCTGGAAGTCTGTCCTAGCTTTTACCTCGATGTCGAACGGGACATTTAGGCAATCCTTACCAGCACCTCGACCAACGCTAGCGCTTCTCCACCATTGCGAGAGATAGGCTGCAACCACTCGCTCAGTACGATAGCCTCGATCCTTTCTATGGCGTGTCATAAGTGAAGTTTATCCTCGCACTTCTTACACAACCATTGAACTAACCCATCACCACGGGTGTACTCGTTACACATAACATCATCATCGCATAGATCGCAATTAGTCCAGCCGAATGAACCGGCATTGAAGTTATATGTGTGACTCATGCCTTGCCTGCTGAATTGACTGTATGGCAATCCTCGCAAACCCATTCATGCAATAGATAACGGCTTCTAATCTGGGCTCTAGTTGGGAACTTGTTACACATCTGGCATATCAGCTTGTAACCCAGTTCCTCGAGGAGTTCAGCATTAGCCTTAAGATTGGCTCTCTGCTCTTCATTCGGGAATTCTTCCCATTCGCCATCTTGATTAAGAAACTGTATGTATCCCATCAGCGCTTCACCTGTGGCTTCCATTGTCCTGTTACTTTATCAATCTCGTACCAGATAGGATCGCAGCGTTCTGCATCGCCTAGAATCTGAGCCATGCACTTCCAATGACCCCATTGCCCGCCGGTCTTTTTAGTTCCCGTCTTCCAAACACGCGCACCATGGATACAGCTCTCGTCTATCGGAGTGCCACCAAGGACAGCCTTCACCGTCTCTACAGCTTGCTCCATTGTTGTCACCGGTGCAGCAGTCTGAATTGTCCACGGATCACTCTCCTTTGGTACTGGGATATATTCTGTTGATGTCTCAGCCATCTTTGCCTTTACTTCTGCAACCTGATTGGCTACTTGGACACCTTTTGCAACCTTTTGCATCTCTTCACGGCTTGGGCGCTTTCCCTTTGTCGCATAGCCAGCCGAAGCGAGAGCACGACCAATCGCAGACGTTTCACAGTTTTCGAGAGCAGAAGTAGCATTAACTCCACGACCTTGAACCGTCTCTTCTGCGAGCCCAGAAGCCCAAGGGTGTTGATCAACCTCAGTTCTGTATATGTAAGCTTGTACGATAAAGCGTGAAGCAGTTGCTTCAACCAATACTGTGTTAATGCGCCCATCTGGGTGATCCTTCCAGAACTTGATAAGTCGTTCCTCAACTGTCTCGTAATCATCTAGGTTAAACATATAGATCGTTCTCCTCTGTATGTAATTGACCGGCTATGGCAACATACGCTGCGAGGTCGATGTAAGTGTCTGGCTTAGCAGTTTCCATTGACCTTGCGACTTTGACCAATGCCATACACATCGCCACTTGATAATCTGTAACTGGCATTTCGAGGTATGAGCTCCAGAGTGCTGCGGTGCGCTGCATATTGTCCGATGGGTGACCGTAATCAAGTCCTCGGTCTTGGATAGTAGCTCTCGCTTCATTGAGGTAATCACGGGCGTTCATCGATTAACCTGATGCTGGGTCTGAGCTTTAATAAGTCGGCGGGCATTTATCTTGCCTTGAATCTTGCCGTGTTCATGCCCCTTGGCGTAGCCAATTAAGAAGCCGGGAAGTGAGCCAATGAGCATCGAAAATATAACTATGTGATCATGATTGGTAATCATGGTGAGCCCTTTCTGTTGTTGTTAGGCTCAGATTACATCAGGCGTATGCGACAGCCGCCTTTTTTAGATAACGAAATGATAACGATTTGAGACGGGTCGTCATCTTCAAAGCAGGGAATTCCTATCTCAGCGGGCGCGACCATAGACCTTGCCCTGCACGATGAATGTGCCGTTCTTCTCGATGTGGATAATGTCCACCTGTACGTTAGAACCCTTGACATACATGATTGCAAAGGCTTGCTGCCAATTAGCCGTTCCCTTGGTGTATGAGGCTTGTCTAAAGTCCATGAGATTACCTACCTCAACTCCATGCAGAACACGCCCTAAACGCCCGCCAGAGGCTTCTGTGAAGGCGCTACGCCCTGCCCTGTGAGTATGTCCTGAGATGACGTTCTTGCCATGCCTACGGGCTGCTTCAAGGGCTGAGAGCCCACCCTGCTGCTTGATAGGAGTATGGTCTCCGTGGACTGCAATCCAGTTAGGAGCGATGTTCATAGGGTTCTTATGGAAGGTTATGCCAAGCTCATCGAACTTCATGAACTTCTCAAAGCGCAGCTCTGGCAAGGATAGGAATGAGGGAATCTTCTTCATGATGATGTTATAGAGCCGGTCTGTGTGATTAGATCGTATGCAGTCTGTAACCCCTAGTTCCCAAAGAAGCTGAACGCACCTGTCACGATCATCGCCAAGGCTCTGCTCATAGGCTTGGGGTGTTCCCTCTGACCACTTGCTTATGGTCTGAAAGTCAATCTCATCACCGATGGTTACTGTCTGGTCAGGCTTAAATGTCTTGAGGAATCTTGCAATGTTCTGAGTTAAATGCGTGTCCTCAAAGGGAACTTGCAAGTCGCTCAGAATAACGATTCGCTTCATTAGTCCTCATCATCGTCATCGTAGTCATTACCCGATATTTTCTCGATGGGCTTAACTGGCAGAATCCAGTCAGGATAGGACTCACGATCTAACAGAAGCCAGAACGCCATGTCTGTAGAGAATCCAGCCTTGCGAAGGCTGGTGTAGTAAACATGCAGAGCAATGCAATAAGCATCTAAAGCTGAGTATGTATCAAGGTCAATGACCTTCTTAGTTCTCGCCATGGCTTTATTATCGATCTAGAAGTATGTTGTAAATCTCATCGACACGCGAGTTCAGTCTCTTAATTTCAGAGAGTAAATGAGTAATGACATACCCAGCCAAGCCACCTATGACTGCCAAGCTCGCAAAGTAAAGGGTAAAGAAGTTCTCTTGGCTCATCGTTTAGGGCTCGCGTATCCAAATACTCCAGCCACGATTGAACCAAGGATTGAGCGATAGTCCAAAGCAAAGTTTGAGGTTGTACCCCAGACTGCTAGGAACGCTCCAAGAGAGACTATTGCTGGGTGCTTCATGTTCATGCTGTGCCGCCTATC